AAAATAAGGACTTCAAGATGATTACCGAAAGACAGCGTGAGTATTTTAACAAATACAAGGAATTGCATACCTACCAAAAAGTAGCAGATTTTTTCAACGTAAGAAGGGAAGCAGTGGAGTCAGCAATAAAGAGCGCAAAAAGAAAGTGTGAAAAAATTGCGTTTGAAGTAGATTTGATTCAAGAAAAAAGACGCAATGCAACAGAAAAGCATTTGGCAGCGACGACGGGTGAATTGATGGAACTTGTTAAAAAACAAGACTTCAAGTGCGCGTTAACTGGCCAGGATATAACAGATCCCAGCCTAGCTAGTCTCGATCATATCGTCCCAGTAAGTAACGGAGGAGGCAATGAGGTTAATAATCTGCAATGGGTGTTAAGTGAGGTAAATCGGATGAAGGGAACTCTTACACAGGAAAGATTTATTGAGCTATGTTGCAAGATAGCATCACACCACAACAATACTACCTAAAAAGAGGGGGGCGCCTAGTAGGTTCTTCCTGCCTCCGCCCTGCAACCGTGTCCAATGCGATCAGTCTTTATTTTTCAGAATCTTAGGCCACCCATTTATACTATAACCTAAACGAGGGATACCGCAACGGAGTATGACAACCAGAGGGCCGCGAATCCGATCGGAAGAATATCAGCGAAAAAATCGCGAAGACGCAACCCGCGCCAGCCGTGAGAAGGTTGCTTCGGTTCGCGAAATCGGGCCGCTCCCCGCCGTCGTCAATCCGGCTCGCCGAGAACTCTGCAAGCCTTCACTGATTGACTTTCTTGCAACGTACTTCCCGCAATCCTTCCTTCTCGACTTCGGCGACGATCATAGAAAGGTCATTGCTCGCTTGGAAACCGCGATTCTTGAAGGTGGCCTGTTTGCACTCGCTATGCCGCGCGGTAGCGGCAAAACCACGATTTGCGTCCGCGCACTTCTTTGGGCCATTTTGTACGGTCATCGCAAATTCGGGATGCTTATTGGTGCATCCGCCGACGCCGCGAAAGAACTTCTTGCCGAACTAAAGGTCGAACTGGAAACCAACTTGATCCTTACGCAAGACTTTCCGGAAGTTTGCTATCCGATCCAAAAACTTGAAGGCATCTCGCAGCGAGCTAAAGGTCAAATGCTCGGCGGCAAGCAAACGAACATCGGCTACAAGGGAAACCAAATCATTTTGCCGACCGTCAAGGATTCCGCCGCTTCAGGTTCGATCATTCGCGTCGCTGGTTTGCTTGGCAGGATTAGAGGTGCAAAGTATGTCAACGCCGATGGCGAATCGATGCGACCTGACTTGACGATCGTTGACGACCCCCAAACCGATGCTTCCGCGAAATCCGAAAACCAGTGCGCACAGCGTGAACGTGTCTTATCGGGTGCGATCCTTGGTCTTGCCGGGCCGGGCAAACGAATCGCGGGTGTAATGCCTTGTACGGTCATCCGTCGCGGTGACATGGCAGACCGACTCCTCGATCGTTCGATTCATCCGAGGTGGAACGGCGAACGCTGCCGCATGGTTTACCGCTGGCCAACGAATCAAAAACTTTGGGACTCTTACGCCGAGCTGCGAATCAGCGATTTGAAGCAGGGCAATGATAAGCTACCACAAGCCACCGAGCTTTACGGCGACAACCGGCAAGAGATGGATGAAGGTTCGATCGTCGGCTGGCCAGCACGCTATGAACCGCATGAACTTTCCGCGATCCAGCACGCCGTCAATTTGAAGCTTGGTAATCCGGATACATTTGACGCCGAGTACCAAAACGACCCCAAGGAAACACTTGGCAACCAAACCGGCAAACACGCTGCGACGGCTGACGTGATTTGTCAGCGCGCCAGCGGTTACGCACAAGGTGAGATCCCCCGCGAAGCGAATCACCTCGTTTGCGCGGTCGATGTTCAGCAAAACGCATTTTTTTATGCGGTTCTAGCCGTCGCAGATGGCTTTACATCATGGGTCGTCGATTACGGAGTTTGGCCGGATCAAGGCAAAATCTACTATACGCTTTCGGAGATTGAACGAACGATTACGCACGAAACCGGAGTCGGCAACCTGGAAGCGTCGCTCCTTTCCGGACTCCGAAGACTTGAATCGCATTTACTCTCTCGTCAGTTCGTCCGCGACGACGGCGCGTCGATGCCGATCGAACGAATCGTAATTGACGCCAACTGGGGGCCAAGTACCAAGACCGTTTATTCTTTCGTTCGCCAATCCGAACAGCGTTCACTTTGGCTTCCGTGGCATGGTCGCGGGGTTTCCGCCAAGCAAACGCCAATCAATCAGTGGCCGCGCAAGCCGGGTGAGATTGTTGGGCCGGAGTGGCGCATCTCGGCAGCAAACGCCGGTCAGCAGGTTCCTCGACATATCACCGCCGATGTCAATCACTGGAAGACCGTCTTACACCAGCGGCTTCAGCAACCCGAAGGCGAGCCGGGCGCGATGATGCTGTTCAAAGCATCGCCGATGCGTCACCGAATGCTTGCCGATCATCTTTGCAGCGAGCAAGCGATCGAAACGGCTGGTCGAGGTCGAACGCTTGTTGAGTGGCAACTATTGACAGGCCGCGACAATCACTTTCTCGACTGCTTGGTGATGTGTCTTGTGGCGGCTTCGGTCGTTGGCGTTCGCACGCAAGCCGATCCGCAACCAGTCTTGCAGCGACCGCGCAAGAGCCTCCAGCAGATGCGGGAAGAAGCTTTGAACCGTCGCCGAGAGTAGGCACTAGACAAGTCGAGTAGAATGAACGCTACAGCCGAAACGTAGCAACATTCTTACAGCGAGTCTAAAAAGTGCCAAACGCCGACGGAAGCTTAACACCGGGCGAAATCGCAGAAGCAGCCAGCAAACCGCAATCGGTAAGCGTTGATGGCACTTCGGCGACTAGAGCGAGCACGCAAGAGCTTATCGAAGCCGATCGCCACCGAGCCGCCAACGCCGGAGCTGCGACGCCGTGGCGCGGGCTTATCTTCGCAAAGATTCGCAAAGGTTCCGCCGTCAACGGAGATCGCGGCTGATGCCAATCGTTGACCAGTTCGGCAAACCGATTCAGCAAGCAACCAAGCAAGCGGAAGCACTCCGCAAGATGCGAGCCGACTCCCGCGCCGAGCTTTCCGCCGCTTACGATGCCGCACAGACGACCGGAGAAAACCAAAAGCACTGGCGATATGCTGACGACCTTTCCGCTTCCGCTGCTAATAGTCTGACGATCCGCAAAACGCTCCGGCAGCGAGCACGTTACGAATGCCTAGAAGCCAACTCATTTGGAAACGGCATCGTCAACACGCTAGCCAATGACACTGTTAGCACGGGGCCGAGGCTGCAAGTTCAGCTTCCAGACCGCGATGCGGCTAGAGAGATTGAACGACAGTTTTACCGCTGGATGAAGTCGATCAACTTAACTCGCAAACTTCGAACCGCACGCCTCGCCAAGTGCGTCGATGGCGAAGCCTTTCTTCTTCGCGTCAACAATCCGGTGATTCGCAATTCCGTACAGCTCGACGTTCAGCTTGTTGAAGCCGATCAGATTTCCACGCCAGGTTGGATTGAAGGACGACCGGGCGCAGTCGATGGGATTATCTTCGACCGCTATAACAATCCGACGATCTACCACGTTTTGAAGCAGCATCCCGGTGACACTTGGGTCATAAACTCGTTCGAAAAAGAAGACGTCTTCGAACAGGACATGATTCACGTCTTCAATCGCGTTCGACCCGGACAGGTTCGCGGCATTCCGGAGGTTACACCGGCACTTCCGCTTTTCGCGATGCTGCGCCGCTACACGCTCGCTACGATTCTTGCCGCCGAAACCGCTGCCGACTTTGCCGCCGTGATTGAAACGACTGCGAACACCTATGACTCTACAGGTCAAGCCGTTGATACGTCGGTGGCTCCTTTCGATCACGTCCAAATCGATCGAGGAATGATGACATCGCTTCCCTACGGCTGGAAGATGTCGCAGTTCCGGCCAGAGCAACCAACGACCACTTACGAGAGTTTTCGCAATGCGATCCTGATGGAGATCGCTCGCTGCTTAGGAATGCCAACCAACAAGGCTCGCGGAGATTCTTCGCAGTACAACTATTCTTCCGCAAGACTCGATCATCAGCTTTACTATCACCAGATCGAAATTGAACGCAATGAATGGGAAACCGCTTGCCTCGACAAGATTTTCTCTTGGTGGCTCGATGAAGCTTTACTAATCGATGGCTACCTACCAGCAATCGATGCGATCGAAGAAATCCCGCACCAGTGGACATGGCCACCAGCAAAATCCGCCAATCCGGTTGACGACGCAAGCGCCGCGATCAGTTTGATTAACAACGGCTTGATGACGGAAGAAAAGTATTTTGCGGAAAACAACATCGACGGCGAAGCACACTACCGCGAATTGATGGAGCAATTCAATCGCCGCAAAGCTCTGGGAATGCTTTCGCAAGAGCAAGTTATGGTTCTTCAGATGCAGGAAGCCGCGAAAGCGAAAGCCGCCGATCAGGCCGCACAGGCGAAGCAGGAAGCCGGGCAAGTGCAAGCCGAGCAAAACTCCGCATCCGGCGAGTTTATGGGTCTATCGCGCCTTCAGTGGAATCGCAATCGCAAAGCGATCATGGACATTTTGACCGAGTACGCTTCACAGAAGATGACTCGCACGATGGCAACCGTGATGCTTTCCGGTCTTGGTTTGTCGCCCGATAACGTCGCTGCATTGCTTGACGACGCTTCGGATGGCAGTGTTGACTCGGTTCCAAAGGAGGATACTGCAAGTGGCTAACCTCTCGCAAACAGCCGCAAACGTCGCTGTCGGTGCTTTGGACGCACGAATTGCAATTTTCACCGCTGGCGAATCGATCACTCAAGGGATGCCGGTTTATCTTAGTTCGACCGATGGCAAATACTACCAGTGCGATTCGAACGACGGCGCAGCAAAGGCCGAAGCAAAGGGAATCGCTTTAACCGCTGCCGCAACTAGCGGATTTTTCGTTCTAGGCAGCAAAGGTAAAATCAATCTCGGTGCAACGCTAACAGTCGGCGAAGTCTATGTAGTCAGCCGCACGAAAGGCGCAATCTGTCCAATCGGCGATCTAACAAGTGCGGACTATGTAACGATCCTTGGAATCGCAACGACAACGGCTCTGCTTGAACTCAACGTCCAAATCAGCGGAGTTCTGAAGCCGTAATGTTGCACGCACAGAAAAAGCTACAAGCCGCTTTAGATGACATCGACTTTTCGCCTCCACAAGGCGTTCGCGAAGAAGCCAAGCGTGGTTTGGATTGGCGACGCGAATACAACCGAGGCGGAACAGAAGTCGGAGTTGCAAGAGCACGCGATTTGAGCAACGGCAAAAACATCTCGCCGGAAACCGCGAAACGGATGAAAGCCTACTTCGATCGCCATGAAGTTGACAAGCAAGGCGAAGGATTCTCGCCGGGCGAGAAAGGCTTTCCAAGTGCGGGGAGAATCGCATGGGCTTTATGGGGCGGAGATCCAGGTCAAGCATGGGCCAACAAACTAGTGCGACAGATTGAGGCGCAAATGACCGCAAGCAAAGATAACACTGTTCGCTTCAATGCAACTGGATCGGTTGAGCTTCAAGCCGAGGCCGGAGCAACGCCGCGTTTTGTGCTTCACGCTTATAGCGGCGGCGTGATGAATCCGAAACTGGCGATCCGCTGGAGTGGGCCGGTTGTCGTCGATCTTGGCGGAATGCAGATCCGATCCGAAGCCTTGCCAGTTCATCGCGATCACGACACGTCGCGTCCCGTTGGACACACGACCGAAATCAATAACGACGGCACGCAACTTGAAGCAACTGGTGTTTTCTCAATTCAGAACGCCGATTCACAAGAGTTGATTCAATCAGGAAAAGCTGGATTCCCGTGGAAAGCTTCAGTCGGTCTTTCGATCAATGACTATAAGACAACTAACGAGGGTCAAACGGTGGCAGTGAACGGTCGTCAATTTGACGGGCCGATCCTTGTCGTAACCGCTTCGACGCTTGAAGAAATTTCGTTTGTTTCCGTCGCGGGAGATCCCGAAACCGCAACGGAAGTTTTAGCCAAAAAGTCGGGGTATGTGGAGGCACAACAGATGCCAACTTTTGAAGAATGGATGAGCTCGTTGGGCCTCGATCCAGCGAGTGTATCCGAAGACCTAAAGATGATTTTGCAGAAGCAGTACGCCGAGGTTATGGAGGAAATGGTTCCTCCGGTGGCGGATGCTGAAATGTCCGAAGAAGTGAAAGCGATGGAAGATAAACCTGTTGCAACCGCTTCCTCCGAAGCAATCGACCTTCGCGCTCAGCTCGCAAGCGAAACGCAGAAAGCCGCCGAAATCCGTTCTTTGTGCGCGAAGTTCGGAAACCCCTCGATTTCGATCAAAGGCAAGACCGTAGATGTCGCAGCGCACGCGATTCTAAACGGCTGGACTCAGGAGAAGACCGAGTTGACTATTCGCAAGCAAAAAGACCTTGAAGCTTCCCGCGAAGCTCGTCCAAGCGGGCCAGCGATCCACAGCAAGAGCAGCAGCCAGACTACGATGGCCAGCCTCCAAGCCGCAATGCTGATTCGTGGCGGTGCAGATGTTGAATCGAACAAGTGGCAGCAACGCCGCTTCCGCGACGCTTGCAAGGTTGATTGGCTTCGCGCCTCAATCAACAGCGATCAGAAGCAAGCAATCTTGGAAGATGCTCACCGCTTCCGCAATTCGTCGCTGCTGGAATTGACCGCTCACGCTTTGCGTGTTTCCGGTCAGGAAGTTCCGGTTGATCGAACCGACTTGCTTCAAGCAGCTTTCTCGACTTCTTCGGTCGCAAACCTTTACGGTGCAACCATCGGCGCACGAGTGCTAGAAGGCTACAACGAGATCCGCGACTTCACCGACGGGTGGACGACCGAATCGGAGAATCCCGACATGGAAAACCACAACCGAATCCGCATGACCGCAAGCAACAATCTTGCCTACTTGCCGATCGGTGGCGAAGCCGCTCACGCTTACCGAAGCCTAGCAACGGAAGCAACCCGCGTCGAACGATTCGCACGTCAGATGGAAATCGATGAAGCCGACTTGCTTGGCGACAATTTCCAAAAGCTTGCTGACACTCCGAGAGATTTCGGTTTAGCCGCTGGCCGCATCCGACCTGATTTGGCAGCAAACATCTTGCTCGCCAATGCAAACCTTTCCGCAACCGGACGTGCTCTGTTTAACACGACCGACGGAAACCGATTCGGGTCCTCTGCACTAGCACGAGCAACCTTGTCCGCCGCGATCGCAGCAATGGCGAAGTTCAAAGATGGTGATGCCTCGATTGGCCTCGCCGCTTCGCATATTGTTGTTCCGCCGGACTTGGCTGATACTGCGATTCAGCTAACGCAGTCACAAAACAACGTGACGACTTCGGCGAACGATGGTCAGATCAACCCGCTATCGCGCTACGGAATTGTGACGGTCAGCGAACCACGACTTGCAAACGGTGTTGTCGATCCAGTTGCAGGAACGAGCCGCAGCGGTTCAACCACGACTTGGTACTTGGTCAGCCGCGAAGCACGAACGATCGAATTCGTTTACCTTCAAGGCGCAGGCCGCGCACCAGTGGTTCGCACCTCGCAGCTGGTCAACGGTCGCTTCGGTATCAACATCGACGTACGCCACTACGTTGGAGCCAAAGCATTGGATTGGCGAGGATTGGTTTACAACCAGTCGGCTAGCTTGTAAGCGAAGAAAAGCAAAACGCCGGTCAGGGAGGTTCGCTTTCCTTATCCTGTCTGGCCGGTTGTTTTGCTGATAACCAAAAGGAAAGTTCAGCATGAAGATTCGATTGTTAAAAGATGTTTCAGTAGGTCAGGATGACTACAAGCAAGGAGCGATCCTCGACAACCTCGATCCCGGAGTTATTGAATCGCTGCTTGGCGTCGGATGGGCCGAACGAGTTGAAGAAGTTAAATCAAAAAAAGATAAAGAGGTAAATCAGAATGGGTGCTCAACTGTTTCATCCCGCCACTGAGCGGGAATTCACTGCGTCCGCTAATTTGAACAGCGGCGACATTATCCTATCGGCTGACGGAAAGGCCGTTGTCGTTACCGAGCTATCGGGCGTCGCAAACGGTCGCGTCGGTCGCGGTGAAATCGCTGGAGTGTACGACGTGGATGCCGTTAGCGGCGACACTTACGCCGTCGGCGTCTTGGTCTACTTGACCGAATCAACGCAGGTTGCCGCAACAAGCGCCGGTTCCGGCAAGATCCTCATCGGTGTTTGTGCTTACGCAAAGACAGCCGGTCAGCTTGTCGTCAAAGTTGATCTCAACGGTACTCGCACTTCGAGCGACGACTTCTCTTAGTGATTGACGGTTTTGGAGATTTAAGCGATGGCTGACGTACTTGGAACCGGAGTTGACTGGCTTCTCGGTACGTTGGCTGCGCACGTTTCCCGAACCGTGATTTACCGCAGAGGCAGCAGCAGCGCGAGCATTAGCGTCACGCTTGGACAATCCGAATGGGAAAACATGCAAGCCGATGGAAGTACCATTCGCTTTGTGACGCGCGATTACATCTACTCACAACCAACGCTAACGAACTTTGGTTTGCCGCAGCGAGGCGATGAGATCGTTGATTCCGATGGCGTTTACCAAGTGCTTCCGACGGGAGCGATGCAAGCTTCTCGGTATCTCGATACTCGGCAAAAAGGACTTCGGATTCACACGAAGAAGAAGGACGCCGCATGACGAGCCGAGCGAGAGATTTGGTGAGCGAGATTGTAACCGAACTTGAATCGCAAGCGACGCAAGAACGCTTCACGCTTGATCCTGTTGTTTTTAAGAAAAGTTACTCGCACGCTTACACGCTAGAAAGCTTAGAAATTTTTCCAACATGCTATGTCAGGTGCGCAACAAAAACGCAGGAACCAGCAGCACGCCAAGACATTTACCGCAGCGAGTATTCGATTCAGATCGAGATCGTTGCCAAGCTTAAAAACACAAACGAAATCAACGACGGCGGAACGGTTGAAGAACTTGAAACGCTTGTTGATTTTGCTGAACAAGTTGAACGCGCAATGAAGCAATTTTGCTACCAGAAAGCAGATTGCACACTTACGCGAATCGATAGCGATCCTCTGTACGAGGCCGACAACTTAGAAACGATGAACGTCTTTCGTGCCGTTCAAAGTTACACGTACTTTATTGTTGAACGAAACACCTTAGTTTAGGAGCCTCGATAGATGGCAAACGAAGCAATTGGAAAGGTTGGCAAGGATTGTAAGCTGTATTACAGCGTCGCGTACAACTCGCCAACCTGGGTGATGATTAAACAAGCAATCAACGTCGATCTTCCAACGATCACTAAAGGCACGGTTGACGTGATGAGCCGCGAAAGCCTCTGGAAAGCCAAGGCCGGGACTCTCAAAGAGATTCAGCTCCAGTTCGGCTACCTTCACAATAACTCTGCTGACGCTGTTTACGCTGTTTTGCTTGATTCGTTTATTGCTGACACTGTTTTGACGTTCGCCGTCATGGATGGTGCGATCGCAACTGCCGGTTCTAGCGGCTGGCGTTTTCCAGGGATCGTC